TGTCCGCAAACCACCCCCGGATCTATCCGCAGAGCCTCCTCGTTTCTATCCGCAGAGCTTGAGGGCGTTGCTATCTCTGGCAGGCAACCCGTAGGTCACCTCCTGATTGCGCAGCACGCTCACCCGTGCGATAAGGCAGCCATGGCTGAAGCTTCCATCAAGGACGGTGACTGGTACGCTGTGGTCCCGTGCTGCCCACACTGCCGGCGCAGCAACGTACCCCGCAGTCCGCACCGCACGTCCCTCTGTGTGGAGTGCGTGAAGAACGCAGGCGTGGTCCGGCGCACCGAGCCCCTTCCTGCCATCCTCAGCCCCCGGTCCTTCCTGCTCTTCAAAGCCAAGCCGCAGAAGTGGCTCGCGCTGAACGTGGGTGCCTCCCACATCAAAGAGCTGCCGGACGTCATGAAGAAGCTCGAGCCCCACCGGCTCATGCACCTCATGGTGGCCCGCTTCTGGGGCGACGAGGACAACGACTTCACCTACACGTCCTACACGATGCCCTTCGACCCTTGGGCACAAGACCCCGAGGTCGCCGAGGCCGAGGACGTGACTGACGGCGCTCCCAACCAGATGCTCCTCGCGCAGCAGCGCAACCGCCACACGCTGCACGTGCGAATGTTCCGCAACCGGTTCAACAACCGCGTGGCCCGTCCCATCCTCACCTGGCTGGCCAAGTGCGGGGTGCCCCTCACGAGCACCAGCATCGCTCGTACGAAGGGTGCCGAGGGCGAGTCGATGGTTGGGGTCACCTGCGTCCTAGACAAGCTAGGAACGCCCATGTCGAACACGCGGTGGCACCTGGTGCTTGACTTCCCAAGCGGGGTCCACCTCGTCTGCAAGGGCATCGGCATCACGTTCCCCACGCAGATGTCTCTCGTCATGCCCGACGAGTCGGTCACCCTCGAGCAGCCGTTCGACATCTATCAGATCATCACGCTGTGGCAGGCCCACCACGACACACCCTGAGGTCGTCATGGTCGACAGTATTGATAGGAAACTGATCTATGTCTCGACAGTTTTACTATTCATACTGATCGTGTTCACCTGACACGCCCAACCTCACTAGGGTCGCCGCCATGAAGAAGATGCCCACCGGTGTCGTGACCACGCGTGCTGATGGCGCGCAATGGCAGAAGCAGGAAGAGCCCGGCAAGGGGCCTTGGCGTCAAGTCAAAGACGGCTCCAAGAACACCCAAGGGCGCGCCAAGCAGAATCAGATGGAGGCTGCCGAGGGCACTGCATCTGAGGAGATGAAGGGCGCCGAGCTCGGCTACCAGCTGATGCGCAGCAAGTACGACCTCGACGGTCACCTGCCGCCCGACGAGCTCCACCCTGACCACGTTTCCGTCGACACCGACGGTGACATGGACAGCAAGCCTGTCCTCTCGTGGGAGCACGGTGGCAAGAAGCGCAACAGCTACACGGTGAACTTCCACCAGCGCCGGCACCGCCAGACCTTCGCCGAGATGAAGAAGGCCATGCCAGCCCTGCGCGAGGCGCCCGACAAGCTCATGAAGATGTGCAAGTCGTGCAAGCCGGAGGACAAGGACCGCTACCTCGCCGCCTACTCGGTGGTGAAGTCGGGCCACACTCCAGACCAGATGCTTGCGGTGCAGCGCGGTCACGTCGGCATGGGCCGCATGGCCAAGTCTGGCAAGGCCAAGACCCGCATCGCGCTGCAGCACGCGCAGGGTCACATGTTCCAGTGGGAGCCGGACACCGACGAGCTGGCCACTCACTACATGAGCAAGGCTGAGCACTCGCCCACTGCTCCGATGTTCTCGTGCAGCCACGACTGTGTGCGCACCGCCATGGAGGAAGCCGGTCTCGGTGGCATCTCGATGTCCACCATCCGCGCTCACGTCGCGACGCGCATGGCTGCTGACTTCCTGTCGAAGGCGCCCACGGTCAAGGTCGATGCCTACGGCGCCGGCATGAACAAGGTCGCTGCCAACATCATGGCAGCCAGCAATCGCATCGGTGCTCACTTCGGGCACGACATGGCCAAGTCCGGCATGTCCTTCGTGCCGCCTCATGTGCAGGCAGCCTACCTTGAGTCTGTCGGTGGGTCTGAGCACTACCGCAACACCTACGACAAGCTGAACATGCGCAAGTCCGTGCGCACCCAGGAGGAAGAAGCGATATGGCAAAGCGCGCAAGAGCAGGTGCTGAAGTCGATCCCGTCGACGATGAGCGCGGACAAGATCCCGAGTCTGGTCCTGACGATGTTCGAGACGATGCTGACGCAGAGCCTGACTTCGACGCCGTCGAATCAGAACTCGACGCCATCACCGGAGAGCCTGACGAAGGCGACAGAGCCGACGCTGGAGAAGTCGGCGCCGACGCTGCAGTCGACCCGGCAGCCGCGATGGTTGACCCAGCAGCCATGGCCCCTCAGTACACCGCAGAAGACGCAAGCTACGGAGAGTACAAGCCCGACCCCGCAGAGCGGCAGCCTGGCGCACCTCCTTACGAGTTCGAGCACTACGCCACCATCGGCACTGACGGGCTCACCGACCGAGGCGTCGACCTCTACCTCGCCGCCACCAACTACAACTGGCCCAAGCCTGGCAAGCCCATCATCATGCCAGACGGAGACCTCTATTCAGAAGTCGGGGACAGCTACCCCATGCTCCCCGTCTTCACCGAGCGCACAAACTATTGAGCGCCCCCGTGAGGTCAGCGACCTCATGGCCAAGCTTGTGCTGATGAAGGCGCAGGGCACGCACGTCTCGGCGTCGGCCCTTGCGCACTTCCTCGAGCTCTACGACCAGGCAAACACCGAGACTGGTGTCCTTCGCTTCATGACCAGTGTGGCCGAGTACGTCGGCATGGTCAGCGAGTCGCTGACCAAAGCTGGCAGCATGGCCGGAGTTCGCGGGGACCCTATCGGGCACATTACCATTCATAGCGATGGCACGAAGTGGCGCAAGCTTGCCCCCGGCAAGTGGGCGCGCATGGGAAGTGTGCGCGGAGATGCTAAGAAACAGGGTGCTCAAGGCCCCAAAGAGTCTGTTCGCGTTCAAGCACTGCGCGCTCGCCTGCGGAAGCTTCGCGATTCTTGGAAGGCTGCCGCAAGTACGCAACAGCGCGCGGCTGTCATCAAGCAACTGACCTCGGTCAAGCGCGAGATTCGCTCGCTGACATCGGACAAGCGCGTCAAGAAGAGCGTGGCCGCTGGGCAGGAGCAGGCCCACATCGACGTGCTGTACGTCAAGGCCAAGCACCTGCTGTCCTTGTACAAGTCTGAGTACAGTGCTGAACTCGTTGCCAAGGGTGAAGGCTTCGTGCCGCCTGAGGGCGTGCGCTCCGCTGCTCGCCGTGGTCTCGAGCTTCGTCGCAAGCACAAGCGCGGTGGTCTCGACACCAAGCAGGCCAAGAAGGCTGGTGTTGGCTCAGGCGTGCAGCGCGCGTCTGACCTCTCTCACGGTGAGGCGCTGTCCATTGAGACGGTGAAGCGCATGAAGAACTTCTTCTCGCGCCACTCCAAGTACAAGGAGTACCACCAGGACAAGACCTCCGCTGCCTACATCAGCTGGCTCCTCTGGGGCGGCACAGCTGGGCAGCGTTGGGCTGAGAAGGTGGTGCGCCAGTACGAGGCCAAGAAGGGCATCAAGAAGTCGCTCGCTCCCGAGATCATTGCGAAGGGAATCTGCGACCCGCGCCCTGCCACCGCCCTCATGGATGACTACGTCCGCGAGACCTGCGAGCTCGACTACCGCAACACACTGGGTGCTCAGGACTACATCTTGCGCATGCTGCGCGACGGTGGCCGCACCGCAGTCGAGCTGCAAACGTTCCTGCTGCAGAAGGGTGCGCCCGCAGCTGTCAAGCACATCGAGCACGTCATGAAGGAGGTGCGCGATGGTCGCGCGTAAGAACAAGGCCAAGGCACCCATTCCCCGCAGCGTCGCCGTGGTCTCGCCCGAGGGCGCGAACGTCGACCCGCTTAACGCGTCGCTTGCCGCAATCACCTCGACGCAGTCCACCGGCCTGCACATCGGCGTCACGCCGCTCACCTACCACACGCTGTTCGCGATGGCGCGCACCCCAGTGGTGGCGTCCATCATCAGCACGCGAATGAATCAGGTGTCGGACTTTTCAAACCGTCTGCGCAGCCAGATGATGAACGGCTGGTCCATCCAGCTCCGGCAGCCCAACGCGATTCCTTCGCGCGTCGACCGCTACCGCATGGACCACATCGCGTCCATCATCGACACCGCCGGCGGTCAGTGGCAGGACGGGGGATTCGAGCAGATCCTCCGGTCGATGACCTACTACACGCTGACCGTCGACCAGGCGCACATCCAGTCCATCAAGACCAAGATGGGCAAGCCATGCGCGTTCCGCCTGCTGGACCCGACCACCATCCGGCGCAACATCACCCTCGACGAGTACGTCAAGGATGGCAAGCTCGACTACGCCAAGACTGGCACCTGCCAGTACATCAACAACAAGAAGGTCGCCGAGTTTGCCCCCGGTGAAATCTCGTGGTCGGTGCGCAACTCGCTGCCCGGCATTACGACGTTTGGCTACGGCTACCCTGAGCTTGCCATGCTCGTCACTACGGTGACGTCACTGCTCAACGCGCAGACGCACAACAGCCAGATCTACACGACCGGCTACCACGGCAACAACATGGTCACCATCAAGTCTCTGATGGGGCCCGATCGTTTCAAGGCTTTCGAGAACAGCATCCAAGCTATGCTCGTCGGCGTGCGCCGCAACAAGTCTGTTCCTGTGGTGCAGTTGAACCCCAACCTCAACGAGTCGATTGAGGTTCATCCGTTCGGCAAGCCGCCGGGCGACATGGAGTTCGCCAACTGGATCAACTGGTTGGTCAAGCTGATGTGCTCCCTCTACGCCATGGACCCGGTAGAGCTGGGCTTCACCTTCGGCGACGAGAATGCCAAGACGCGCAACAAGTCTGACATCTCGCCGCAGGACAAGATTGTCGCCTCCAAGGAGCGCGGCCTCCGCCCACTGCTCCGTTGGATTGCGCGCCAAATCAACGAAGCCATCATCTGGCCCTACTGGCCCGACTACCAGTTTGAGTTCTATGGCTTCGACTCCATCAGCGAATCGCAGCGTCAGAAGAACCTCATTGACGCTGTGCAGAACTACATGTCCGTGAACGAAGTGCGGTCCATGTACAATCTGCCGCCGTGGAAGGACCCGGTCTCCAACCGTCCGCTGAACGCCTCTTACCAGATGTATCAGCAGAAGCTTGTCGAGCAGGGTGTGTCACTCAACCCTGACATCATTCAGGATGACGTCTCTGCCTTTGTCGGTGGCCGCCGGATGAACTACCGTGTTGAGCCTGCTTGATTAGTAACGCATCGGGCACAGACGTTCATCGCATGAGCGCGACCGCCCATTTGAACATCGTGACGCGTCAACTTATTGATGCCAGTCGTGAACTCATTGCCAAGGGCGCCAACGGCGTCCCTGGCTTTGATGTCTCGCTGTTCAATGATGCCGACCGTATCAGCCTGTGGGCACCCTTCGAGGTGCTGGCCAAGGGTGCCAATGATGACCCCAAGATTGGGTACATCTCAGGCATTGCCACCACTGAAGCCCCGGATGCCGATGGCGACATCGTACTGACGGATGGAATCGACTGGAGCTACTTCGTTGGCGACAAGGACAACGAAGGAAAAGGTTTCCTTATCGATGAACATCCTGTTGGCAATCACAACGTCGTCGGGTATCCCATCTCTGTGAGCACTGTTCAGGTACCGAACGGCGAAGAGATGGTGAAGGGCGCCAAGGTCAAGGGCGCGCTCTACCTTGAGGACCGCCGGGGCGCGGAGCTCTACCAGAAGGCGTGCACGATGAAGCGCGCTGGTGGGGACCGCAAGCTGGGCTTCAGCATTGAAGGCTCGGTGAAACCCGGCGGTCGTCGGGGCAAGGTGGTCGAGAAGTCGCAGGTCAAGTGGCTTGCCATCACCGCCGCCCCCAAGAACGAACTCTCGTGGTGGGAGCCAGTGGCCAAGTCGCTGCTCAACGCCGCTGGGCACAAGCTCCACAAGTCCGACGTGTCGACGAAGCACGTCGTCGATGTTGCATCGGTGGTCCTTGAGAACCTGACCGGCAGCATCGCTCCCGACCAGCTGGCGGAAGCACTGGTCATCCGTCTCCTGAAGTCTCACCAGGACATGTCTTGGCGGGACGCTGTGAGCGTTCTTCAGCACGTTCTGAGAACGGTCTCCTCGCCCACCGCACCTCAGTCCGTGCGTGGTTGAAGCAAGGTAGTTCAACTGTGCTCGACTGAGCACCTTCACGAAGGCAGTCTTATGATGAAAGCAAGTGAGCTTCAGAAGCTGTTGGGTGACGTTGACGGTGCGGGCGACATCATCGCTCGTCGCATCGCCGACGGGACCCTCGATAATGACCTCGGCACTCAGCCGATCTTCAAGTCGGATGCGGTTGCGTCGCTGTACGCCGACCTCGCCGCTGCGATCGATCGCCTTGGCAAGGTTCCGGAGGCCGCTCCGGCCCGCGCCAATGACCGCGCTCAGCGCCTCGCGAAGTCGGCTGCGGCCGAGAACGCTCCCGAGGTTGTTGGCGCCGTGACCGACATGGCGGCCGCCCTCGACAAGGTCGAGAGCGCCACCATCGAGAACGCCGCTGCGCTCGCGAAGGGTATCGTCAAGCTGGCCGAGGCTGCGACCACGTCGCTCAAGGGCCTCGTCGAGATGGCGGCGCGCTTTGGCTCGCTCGAGGACAAGGTCAACGAGCTGCACAAGGGCTTCAGCAGCACGGCCGTTGCGCCTGCTGGCGTCGCCGCTGTCGTCGCCCCGACCCCGCTCGACGCGTCCCCTGCGGCCGCTGCGGCGAAGTCGGGTGAGTTCGACATCGAGAAGTATCAGGTTGAGTTCGAGCGTGCCACCTCCCTGATCAAGGGCGCCATGCAGAAGCTCACCCCCGCCGAGCAGACTGGTGCGCCGGGCGCTCGCCTTGCGGCTGCCTCGACGGCCCTGACCTTTGGTCACAAAACCCCGGCCGACGTTCTCGTCGAGCTCGGCCTTCAGTGAGGTGAGTCATGAGCATGAGCCCCGACCAGCTTCTTCTTTCTCTGGACCGCCTCCAGTCGCTCGCAGCGCGCGGCGGTGACGTTCAGATCGCTGAGCTTCGCCAGCTGCAGCACGCCCTCAACCAGAACATGCTGAAGTCGCATGCCGAGCTCCGCAAGGCGGGCGTCGGCTACCCGCTTCAGGGCATGCCGTTCGACAGCTCGACCATCCCGGGCGGCTCGTACGCTCCGCTGGTTCCCCAGAGCATCCAGCCCATCATCGACAACGCGACCTTCACCGAGGACACCCTGGTGTTCTGGAAGATGCTCGCGAAGCAGTCGGTGACCACGCCGGTGCTTGAGTGGGTCCGCCGGAAGAGCTACGGTGGTACCGCGACCTCGCCGTTTATCGCGGAAGGTGGCGTGCCGGCGATTACGCAGTCCGAGTTCGACCGTAACGTCGTCCGCATGAAGTACATGGCGGTCTTCCGCCAGGTCACGGACGTCCTCGCCAACACGCAGCTCCTCGGCAACGTGGGTCAGGCCCGCGCGCTTGAGGCCGCTGACGGCGCGGTCGAGCTCCTGTTCCGCCAGGAGAAGTTCCTCTTCCACGCTGACTCGAGCGTCAACCCGCTTGAGTACGACGGTCTCGTCGCCTCCATCGAGAAGGGTGCTCCCCAGAACGTCTTCGACGCTCAGGGCGCCACCATCTCGGGCCAGGAGCTCCAGGAGATCATCGGTCAGCTCGTGTCGGCGCCGAACTACGCGTCGCCCACGCACGTGCTGATGAGCCCGCGCCACTACGCGTGGTACCAGAACAGCCTGCTGCCCTTCAAGCGTGGTGACCTGGCCGTCAATGGCCCGCTCACGTTCAACACGCAGGGCATCTCGGTGGGTTGGTCGCGCGGCTCGGTCCCGCTGACCGAGGTCGTCCACATGGCGTGGGACGAGCACCCCATCATCCGTACGCAGGGCGATGGTCCTCCGCTGTCGATGTCGGTGGCGGCTGCTTCGGTTGGCGCGCCTGTCTCGGGCAGCAAGTGGCGTGCTCAGGACGTCGCTGGCGTCAAGTTCTACTACACGCTTGAGGCGGTGGGTGACCAGGGCGTGACCCGTCTCCCCATCTCGGGCGCGGTGACTGACCTTGAGGCCGGTGGCTCGGTGGAGATTGAGCTTGACGACAACGCGGTTGCGCTTTCGGGCACCGGCTCGATCCGCTACTACAACGTCTTCCGCGCTACTGTTGGTGCCTCTGAGTCGGCCCCGACGGACCCGCGCAAGTTCTACTTCGTCGGCCGCAAGCCGCGTCGTCCGGATGGGGACACTGTCATCGTTGACCTCAACGAGCAGCGCCCCAACTCGGCTCCGATGATCATCATCCAGAACCGCCCGGACGTGCTTGAGTGGCGCGAGTTCCTCTCGACCACCATGCGCCCCATCACCCTCTCGCGCACGACGCTTGAGCAGTTCCTGCTCATGATGTTCGGCGCCCTGAAGGTGTCGGTCCCGACCAAGATGTTCCTCATCAAGAACGTCGGGTACGGTTGATTCTGGTAGAGCCCTGCATCTTCCAGTAGGGTAAGGGGCGGCCGTTCGCGGTCGCCCCTTTTTCTTTTCAAGAGGTTCACTATGAAAGTCCGACACAAGAAACTGCGCCGTGGCTCCATCGCCTTCACCTGTGGTGTGTTCAACATTGGTCCTGATGGCCTGCTATCCCCAGAGCCGACTGAGGCGCAGTGGAAGATGTTCGGCCCCTCACAGATGTACTTCGAGGTTCAGCGTGAAGGCGCACTTGAGCGCCGCACCGACGTGGCCCCCGCCGCTGCCGCAAGCCTCGCGGCTGCTGTCGCTGCGGCACCTGCGCCTGAGTATGCGCCCATGCCAATGCCTGTCCCCGAACCGGAGCCCGCGCCCGAGCCCGAGCCCCTGGCAGAGTCCAACGAGGAGGTCTTCTCCATGGACGATGACGAGGAAGACGAGGACGATGGCGGAGAAGCAGATGGCTTCAGCGACGACGTGGACCCCAACGCGGACACGGTCGATGCCACCCTGTACTCTGGCATGTCTACTGAAGAGTTGCGTACGCTCTGTCGCGAGCGTGGGATTCGTACGGCGCGCGTGAACAAGGCGGACCTCATCTCGCTGCTCAACGCCTCTGACCTCGGAGTCTGACCTATGGCCGTCACCGACATCGTAACGCCGGACTACTTGCGCACGCGCATCCTGGATGGGGTGGTGAATCTCATCACCGCGCGCGGCATTCCGCTGACGGATGACGGCCTGTGGGCAAAGATTGACGAGGCCGTCGGCACCCTCGAGTCGGAGTTCGGGCTCGCCTTGCGGCAGAGCCAGTTCTCCGCCGAGATTGACCGTACGCGCATCACGCAGTTCTCAGACGAGGGCTACCAGATCCAGACCTCGCTCAAGCGCCCCATCCAGCAGGTGGACAAGCTGAGCATCGTCGTTGGTAACCTTGAGTGGTACGACCTGCCCAAGGAGTGGGTGTGGGTAGCCTCCGCCAACCAAGGGCAGGTCCACATCATCCCGTCGAGCCAAGGCCCAGTGCGCTTGCAAGCCAACAACCGCGCCTACCTCTACACCGCCACCGCATCCTCGGGCTACGTCCCAGGCATGTACTCCATCAGCTACAAGGCAGGCTTCGAGAAGGACCTGCCAGGCGTGCACACCACCGTCGGTCCCGTTGCTCCTGCCACGGTTGGCAGCAAGACGGTGACTGTCACAGGCCTGCCAGAAGGCACGGACATGCGCACGCTTATCATGGCGGGCGACTGGGTCTCGCTGGGTGGCGTAGGCTACCGCGTGACCTCTGTGGCTGCGTCGTCTTACATCCTGACGGTGGGTGTGGCTGCATCGTTCGCCGGTACTGCCGTGATCATGCGCTACGACGCGGACATCCTGCAGTTCATCGGCTACTCTGCTGCCATGCCTATCCTCGCCAGCCTTGGCGCGGTCTTCTACGGGCCCGGCGTGCTCGGCACTAGCCTGCGCCTCGATGGCCTTTCGCAGTCGAATAACATCCACCCTCGTGGGCCGTTCGCCAACCTCATCGACGCTTATCGCGAGAAGATTGTCACCGCCAAGGCGGCCATCTACTCGAAGTACGCGCCGGTCAACATGGCGGTGATGGGATGACCTATATTCCGATCATCACTGAGTCGAACCTCGACAAGAACCGGGTCGACTTCAACCAGCATGACTTCCGCCGCGTGCTCCTGCAGCACGGCGTTCCGCTCCGGTGGGAGTTCGCGCTCGTCTGTCCCTGCAAGCGCACCCAGTCGCGCGGCGTCGTGGTGGTGCAGTCCACTGAGGCGCGCACCGATTGCGAAGCCTGCCGAGGCACCGGCGTCCTGTACGGTGGTGCTCAGAACACAATTGGCCTTGTTCACGATACGCGCGAGAAGGCCATCCTGTCCACGCCGCACGGGCAGTACAGCGAGGGCGACGTGCTCATCAGCATGCTGCCTGAGCACCTGCCGGACCGGTGGGACCGACTCACCATGCAGTCCGGCGCTCGCGTCTACAACGAGAGCCGCCGGCGCACTGACGCGCGCTATGAGCGCCTGCGCTACCCCATCGTACGCCGCAAGTTCCCCGTGGGCCACGAGGACGGCAGTCAGGGAATGGCCGGTATCATGGAGCTTGGCGTCATCTACGCTCGAGCTACCAACGTCGACGGCACCATCCAGGACACCGTTCTTGTAGAGAACGAGGACTTCGCCATCACGGACGACGGTCGGATCGACTGGGACCTCGGCGACGAGGCTGAAACCGCTCCAGTCGAGGGCGCCTGGTACACCATGCGCTACTTCGCTCGCCCGGTCTTCATCGTGAAGGGCATGCCCTACGTCCGCCGCGATGGCTTCGCGCAGCCCTACGATGCCCCCCAGGCGCAGCTTGAGCTCGCGCCCGTACTCGTCCATGCCTCACCCGAGTTCCTCGGTAACGAGGGCGTCCCGGAAGTTGAGGAGCAGGTGCCCAACCCTGACTTCACCCCGGTGTACCGCGATGCAATTTAACTATGTGTTCAAAGACCAGTCAGGTCGCATGCGCTACAGAGGGTCTGACATAGGTAGCCTGTCGCAGGCTATCGCGGACAGCGTTACTTTGACCAAGACGCAGATGAATGATCTGGCCAAGTACGCTTATGAGCAGTGGAAAGATACTATCAAAGACGTCCACCAGGATGTCGGCGCGAGCACTGCCCCCTGGCGGTCACGCGACTACCGCGCTGACCTGCTAGGTGGGATCAGAAAATCTGTAAGCGGCAGCGGTGTTACCTTCAGCATAGAGGGCGACAAGGCTCTTGCTGCAGAATTTGGCTGGGGCGTGCCCCAGAACTCGACGGAATGGCACGACGGTATTGGTCAATATGCCGGTGGCGCGCTGCAAGACCTGCGCCCGTGGCTTCTTAATCCTGCAAGTCCCCACGTTCACGACGTGGCCCTACCTGCGCTTTCAAAGGCAAAGGGGGAAACAGGGGCTGGGGTTTCCCGCACTGGAGCGCGCAGGTATCGCGTGCTTCGCTTCGACGCTCCTGAGCTCAGCACTATCATTGACCTGAGCGCTGGCGCCGCGACTGCGCAAGAAAATGTTCAACGGTTCTACCGGAATCAGGACTACGCGTCTGACACAGAAGAGCGTGAAATGCGGGCAGCGCATGTTAAGAAGCTCACGCACACGGCTAGGAGCCGGCTGGAGACGGACAAGAACGGCAACCTGGTGTTCAAGCCCCTGGACTACTCTGACATTGACCCCGAGGGCATGCACCGCCACTGGGTCTACCACCGTGCTACACTCGCGAGCACCCAACTCCTCAAGGGATTGAAGGACACCAAGAACGACCGCCGCCTCGCGCTGAACTTGATCATGCAGAAGTCAAAGTTCAGCGTGTTCCGCACGATTACCGACTCTTACATCCAAAAGTCCGCAGGCCTGTTTTTCACCAAAGGCATTGAACCAGCCCAGAGCATGGAGTGGCTGAGGACACACATCATCCCCAACGCCATAGCGAACATCATGGCAGGCAAGAAGCCTGACGGGAGCTAAGAACATGGCCGCTGACCCAGACCTTCTCATTGAGCTCGCCCTCAACTACGCATGGAAGCAGGTAGAGGCTGATGGGCTAGACGCATGGCGTCGCACGCAGGACTACGCCTTCTACGACCAGGAGGCTGTGGACGCTGTCTATGACTCGCTCATCCGCACCAACGGTCCGCGCATCCGCTCCGCCGACATTCCGGTGCAGGAGACGCACAACACGACCATCATAGGCGTGGGCCTGCACGCCGAGACCATCAACAAGCGATTCCTCGGTAACGACGCTCATCTTCGCGCTGCCGTCATCGGGCCCAGCGGCGAGACCATGACAGGACAGAAGTACCAGTTCATGACGGATGTCGCGGTCTCTATCTACGTCATCGCCCCGACGAAGGACATCCTGCGAATGGTTTCCCGCTTCGTGAAGACAGGCATCGTCTCCATGGGCAAATGGTTCATACAGCAGGGCATGGAGACACCGCCTTCGTTTCAGATGGCCTCTGACCTTGAGCCGCTAGCCGTGATGAATGGCCGCGAAACTGTGATGAAATTTGTTCGTCGCATGCACTTCGACGTGCGCGGCGTCGAGCGCATCACGCCGCTTGACATCACGCCGCCGCCCCAGAAGTTCCCGCTGGTACACGCGGAAGGCACGGTGGTCACTGCGATCCCTGACCCTGAGACTCGTACGTTTACGCCGATCACGCCGATAAGCTTTGGAAAGGTTGGCTGGCGCGCTGACCAATGAACTTCCACAAGGATACATCTCATGGCAGGTGGAATCGTTATCAATGGCCGCTTCGTAGCGCGACCGGGCATCTACAGTAACATCAACTACATCACCATCCCCGGCGCGCCTACGCAGGGAACGGTGCTTGCGGTTGTTGGTGACCTTCCCTTCTTGCAGCAGGGCGTGCCCTACCTCAGCACGTCGCAGCGTGAGTTTGAGGCGATTGCGCCGCAGAGCGCACTGCTCAAGAAGATGTCAGGTATCATCTACAATCCGCTGGCTGACGCCAACCTCAGCGCTGCGCCTGCGGCTGTCTATCTTCTTTCGCCTCGCGGCAACACGCAGGCTGCCCTGCGCGTCACGGGTACGGAAGGTTCCGATCCCGAGGATGGGATTGTCGCCAAGTCCCTTCAGTGGGGCGTGGTGGGCAACAGCACCAGCCTTAAAATCACGGCCAACGTGCCACGGGGTGGCTGGGATGCCGTGGTTGCCAACAACGGCACGCAGGAAAAGATCCGCATCGCGAGCGAGGCTACTCCTCTCGTGCTGGACTACGACAGCCCGTACACGCCGACTACTGTCGTTCAGGCGCCTATTGAAGGCTTCGGTGATTGGGAAGCTACTGTGCTTGATGCATTGGGCGACCCCACTCAAATCACTGTGCCAGGTTCGCTCAAAGCAGAGCTCGGCGAGATTGAGGCAGGTAGCCCAGGCACCTTGCGCGTTTCGTTCGCACGCAACATCGCTGCAGAACAGATCGGCACGGGTTCCGGCCCTATCACTGCTTGGCTGCCAAAGGGGCCGGTGTACGGCCCGGTTACCATCAGCAGCTTGGGTAACACCATTGACTTCGCCGGTTGCGCCCTGCGGCTCCTAGTGACTGGTGTTAACTTGGCCAATGGCCTCACGGAATCCGAGGCAGTCGAGTTCAGCATTGCCCAACTTGAGGCCGAAGTGTCTAAGACCACTACGCGGTCTTTCGCCTCGGTTGACTCCGTACTCATGTCCATCACCGCAGGATCGGGTGGTCCTCCGACGCTCTCCGGCGCTGGCATGCTGCTGACCGGCAACTGCTTCCCTGACATGAACGCTGCTAATGGTCAGCGCTATGTCAGCGACGTCCTGCGAATTGTGCAGCAGTACTCGGACAAGGGTTTCTTGGCCTCTACGCTGTCGTCGCGTGTGTCCAGCATCAAGCTGACCGACCTTGACGTGCTGCCTGAGACGGCTTTTGGCGCCGAAGTTTCGGACGACGCAGTCTCCCTCACGGCCAATGGCTGGAAGATTGTCACGACGATCAACGCGGCGTCCAAGCTCATCACCCTGGAGCGCGGCAATGCAGAAGACCCCTCCACGCTCGTGGCCGCTTTCTTCGGCAGGCTGGCTGGTGGCACCGAATCGGGAGTGCTGGTCGCCGGCGACTGGGGTGATGCGCTTGATAGTCTTGTGTGGTATAACGTTGACACCGTCGCGGCATTCTATGACCCGTCAGGTACGCCGGCTGCTGACGATGTTGTACTCGCGCAGTTCAAGGAGCACATCGACCAGATGTGGGCCGACGGAGCCAACGAGCGCACCCTGTGGCTCGGAGCCGGCCAAGACGAAGACCTCGACACGCTCGTCCAGCGCGCTGCCGTCTTCAACAGTGAGCGGGTGAACGTTGTCGTCGACAGCGCTTACATCCAGCAGCCCGATGGCAGCTCGGAGCTCATGAAGCCGTACTGGTACGCCCTCATGCTCGCAGCTTCTGATGCGTCGCTCTTGGCTGTTGAGACCCTGACCCGTGCTCGCCCGCGCGTACTGGGCACTGAGCGTGCCGAGGGTCTTGAGGCGCAGGAGGATGTCAACGAGCTCATCCGTGGCGGTCTGATCATCTCGACCACGCCTCCGGGCGCTGCTACTCGGATTGAGCGTGAGGTCACGACGTGGACGGCGGATACCAACCCGGCCCGCACCGAGGCTATCTGCACCCGCTCTGTTCGTGCCAGCACCAAGGCCATGCGCGCGGCTCTTGACGGTCTCATCCAGCCGGGTGCTGGCGTCCTCGTTCTCGCTGACGTGAAGGCGACGGTGCTGTCGGAGCTTGAGCGCCAGGCCCGCTCGGTGTCTCCGCTCATCACCAACTACGATGCGGCGAGTGTGCGCATCTCGGAACTGGCTGACCGGTACGAGATTGGCTACATCATCACGGTTCGCATCAACAAGAACTTCATCACCCTGAACGTCGGTGTGACCGTCCCGGTCGGCACCATCTGATAAGGAGTCACACCCATGGCTGAGAATCTCCCGGATAGAGCAGTATCCTCGCTTGTTGCGGGCATCCGCATCAAGAACGTTCCGATTGGCTGGGTGCAGGGCTTCCGCCTTCAGGAGTCCTTCACGCAGTTCCCGATTGACGCCCTCGGGGATGCGTACACGAAGTACCACGAGCTGACCCGCGTTCGCGTGTCGGGTTCGTTCGACCGCATCCGCATTTACAACTCACCCCTCACCGACCTGCGCGAGGCAGGTGGCCCCGACAACGACCGCTGGCTGAAGCAGGGCGAGACGATTGAGTTCGTCCGCCAGTACCTCACCAGCTTCGTGGTGTACAACATCCACACGGGCGAGGACCTGTACCTCGTCGAGCAGTTCAAGCCTACCGACCGGTCCATCACGCTGACCACGGATGGTGTTCTCATGGAGAACTGCTCGTTCGTTGCTCGTCGCATGGTGGAAAGCAAGCCGACGCTTACGGTTGACGGACAGACACCCACCGCCTAAGCCGACTGAGCTTGACACCTGTCCTGTCAAGGGCATAGTGAGGGTCGCCGCAAGGCGGCCCTTTCTATTTGGAGGTCACGGTGGACGAGCTGGAACTCATGAAGCAGGCGTTTGAGGCGAAGCAGAAGGCCAAGAGCCTGGACGAGATTGAACAACAGAAGCAGGATTTTACCAAAGCGCTCACGCCCAAGCCCACAGACACTGAGGACGTTGTGGCTGCCGTGGCTCACATCAACGTGCGTTACCGTGACCCTGTCTCAGGACAAGAGCTCTCTGCCACTATCCCCTCACGGGTACTGCTCAAGACCGATGAGCGTATGATGGTGTGGAATGTAGCCGCAGCTACCTTGGGCATGCCCTGGGCTACTGCTCCTGTTGCTGCCCGTGAAGAGGCATATGCGACGGCGGTATGTCGGGTGCAATGGGACCGTGACAAGACTGTCCCAGAGTGGCTCAAGCACGCCTACCTCAATGATGCTGAGTTTGCGGAAACGCTGGCGCTCGAGGTGGGTGCGCACACGGAGTTGTATTTTCGCGGATATCGAGGACAGAGTGAAGAGAGTCCGCGCCCAAGATTCATGGTCGGTCGTGCAACTGTCTCTTCCCCGGCCACCAGCATCTGAACTGAACCCGCTAATGCCTGGTTGGGTGCCTTCAGCTTTGCTTGAGCACCGCCTGATGTCCCTGAGCGATTCCGAGTGGTCTTCCTACCTCGTGCGCAGATCATCCACCAGCGACGGTCCTATTCAGACCGGCATCGCAGAGGTGGATGCGATTGAAGCCCAGATGTTTGAGAAGTTCCGCCAAAAGCAAAGGTGACGCATGGCTACTACGAAGTACCAGACCGAGCTTGTCATCACGACAGCGGGCAATGACAGATCAAACGCATCGCGCATACAAGAGGTCGTGCGTGCTAGGGTGGAGGCAGAGCGCGCCCTCCAGCAAACGCAGGCTGCAGCTTTAAATTCTCAGGCAGCCGCCGCTGCACCTATGGGCCTCGATGCAGGACACCATTACGCTGCAGGGTCAAGTCAGCCGTTCTCTCGGCATGCTGCACAAAAGTTGCGCGCTAGGCTGAAGCAGCAGGCGCGTGCTCAAATGCAAGCGGATGCCGCAGCCAATCCAGGGGCAGCTGATGCCCATGACTTCGCGGCGAGCCCCGCATCCATCAGTGCTACTGAAGGTGGCGCGACCTATCTTTCCAGATATGCGCGCCAAAGTCGCATCGCAGCAGAACGTCTCGCACGCCGGGGCACGCCTACTCGCTCGGTTTTTACATCATACCCATCTCCCCCGACAGCGCCCTCCATATCAAGCATAGACGACTCTGACTATGTGCGCACCGCGCGCCCTCAGTGGGGGCCACTCCGTGCTGCTATCGATTCGCTATCTCCGTTCGGTACCGGCCTCGCGCGCTTTGGTGGCATGCTGCGGTCTCGCCTCGGCGCTGCTGACGATGTCTTAGCGCCTGGTTCATACTCCGCTGGCGGCATGTCTTCTAATGGGTTTATGGCGCGCCTTCGCCGCCAGCTCGCTGGTATTAGTGCTGCCTTTCGCATGCGCTCATCGTCGATAGACGGCGGGATGGGTCAGCCTGGATTTGGCGGCATGGGGCCTGGTGCGGCGCCTGTTACAGAATATGCGTCATGGGCTCGCACGCCACTGTCACCGCTAGGTGATACCACTGCTGGCGGAATGAACACTTTCGCTGCCCAGCAGTTGACGGCACAGCTGGCTGCAAACCCTATGGTAGCCGCTGCTGCTGCCCAGGCTGCCGCAAATACGCCGCAGGCTCGCCAGACTGTTGCGTCACAGGCATTCCCTGCATTGCTTTCTAAATTTCGTTCACGTGGCTTTGGCGGAACCGGTTCCCGCCTGCTGCCCGGCGGAATGAGCCCTGGGTTCGGTGCGTATTCCGGCACTGACGACGACAGCTCAGGCTACACTTACGAGCCTGTCTACGGCCGATTTATTCTGCCGACACCTCGGCAAAAGTTGCCACGGCCTAAGCCATATCTTCCAGTTCCTTACCAGCCGAATCTGCCTGTTCCCGCCACAGGCATGCCCGAGCCTGTGCCTCCGTATTGGCGGTATCGGTACCCTGGGCCACCGCCGCTGCAGCTTCCCTACACAGGCATGCCCGAGCCTGTGCCCCCGTATGAGCGGTATCGGTACCCTGGGCCACCCCCGCTGCGGCTCCCAGGCCCTGGAGGGCCGGGTGACCCCGGCGGTCCCAATGGCCCTGCTGGCCCTTCGTGGTCTCTAGGTCCTCCAAGCCCTCCTAGACCGCCAATACCTGTAGGATCGCCGGGGTCTTCGTCAGGACCTCCGTCACCCTTGCTCACCAAGGCAGTCAAGGAAGGTGTCAAATATCTTTATAAGCGAGGCCTTGAGCTGCAGAAACTGGCTGACCCCGTCTATGCTGAGATGGAGCCTATGTTTGCGCGGGAACTTCAGGAGATGCAGGTAGCAGGGCTGTATCAATACGAAGACCTCGCCGGAGAGCAGGAGGATTTCAAGCGCCTACGCCTCGCCGGAGCCACCCCCGGAGAGCACTTCGCTCGCGGCACTAAGGATGCGCAAGGCAACCGGATTGATTACACATCTATGTCTGACCGCATGGATGCGACCGGTGAGGTTCTGACGGACCTCGCTACTAAGCGTATGTCAGCCATCCGGCGCCATCTTCAGCCTTTCATGGGGCTGGAGGAAGGCATGCATACGTACAACATGTTCCGGCGCAACGCCGGTATCATTGATATGACTTCTGAAGACGCTGCGTCCATTATTGGGACCGGCTTGCAGTCGGGCTTGGACCCAAGTCTTATGGCTGCCGCATCGCGTGTGGCGGCAGTTCCGGGGATGCGCGGCGGTGGCATGCGCCGAGACATGCATGGGATGCCCGATCCCGCGGCCATTCGATACCAGCAGGAGACCCTGGCACGCGGCGGCATGACTGGCGCGCCTGCAAGCCATATTCTGCAGGAGACGCTGCAGCGCCAATCTGCCCTAGCTGCTGTCGGTGTGCGGTCTGACTTCGACCGGGACGCGCTGTTTCAGCGGACCATGCAGCAGCAGAATGTCCCAGGGCAGGAGTTCTCGAATATTATGAACACGCTCACTGGCATGCGCATGACCGCCATTGAACGTAACACCGCCCCGCGAAAGGAAGCATTGTCTTCCATCTTGGAAGCGTCGGCGTATGCTGGGGTTGGTAGCCCGGACGAGGCATTGGACTACATGGCCAACACCTCGGAAGCAGAGCAGATTCAAAACGCAATCAAGCGTGGATACCTGACCGACCCCGCCATGATCAACTATGTGGCGGGGGGCCTGTCGCCGGCCAATCGCAAGCAGATGTACGAATCACTCCGCGCCGTCGGCGGCGGCGCGACTGAGGGACAAGCGAAGGCCAGTGGTGAGCTGACGCTGGACCCCATGACATGGATGCGTAAGCTGTTTGAGAACAACAAGACCTGGAACGCCTTGGGTGCTCAGAGCGACTCTGAGAAGCTGCGCGCACAGGCTGAGGTCGGAGACACTATTGATTCTCTGGCAAAGGCCATGCGCGCCACTATTGACGCGCTAGTCGAGTTTGGTGCAGACCTCGTGGCACCTCAGTCGGGTGCAGTGTGGGCGGGCAACGTCGGCATGGGTACTGACTGACATCTAAGGAGTGGAGTACACCATGCGTAGGACCCCCGGGAACATCGACCCCAAGGGCATCATCCTTGAGCGTCATCGCTATGGTGACACCGAAGCCGCGCGTTACGAGAACCGCATGCAGGCCATGTCCGGCACCAAGGACTTGGCTGGCCGAGAGGACATGCACCTGTCGATGCTCGGTACCTACACCGACTCGACCACCAGCTTCACCCCTGGTGACTTCGTAGTGCTCCGTGACCAAGTGCGCTGCGCTTGGAGTTGGGGCCGCGTTGAATCTATTCGCAGCAACATGGTGCGCGAACCCAACGGTGTGCTCTCACATGCGCCCTACACTGTCAGTGTGAAGGGATGGTTCGACTTCTTGGGGCGCACCAAGGTTCAGATATTCCAGCAGGGCGAACGCACGGTCGGAACGCTGTACAGCATCATTGAGTGGGAAAGCATTCACGCTGAGCTGCAGACGTACGTCGGGCGCCCTGCCGGCGAGATCTTGATGTTCATGCTGCGCAAGCTGCTGCGCATCAAGCTTCCTCCCTCGCTGGGAGGCGGCTGGCTCGCAGACGAGGTCCGTGTCATCTACGACGAAGAGACCGCCACGCGCTTTGCACCGGAGTTCCAAGGCATTGAGCCTGTGTCTTTCGGCACCTTGATGCCTCAAGTGACATCAGGCCTTGGCTCGCAGCGGTCGCTGAATGTTGGCTCGCTGCTGGCCAGTATGTTCGTCCCGGACTCCATGCTCATTGAGATGGTTCCGTACCTCTCTGTGGGCGGTAGTGAAGAGATGACCCCGCTTGGAAAGATCCTCGGGGTACAGCCTGTCGTGGTGTACCGCATCAAGCCCTTCCGCATGGACCCGCTCTATACTGCTGCGGTGACCAAGGTGAGTTACTCCGGTGAGAACCTTGAGATTGGATACCTTGACAAGGGTTCTGAGCTGTACGACGCCACGCTCCGTGAGAACTTCCTGAATGCGCGGCGCCGTGCGCGCACCCTTACGACTCAGCGACTCTTTGAAGAAGGCATGTTCTCGCAGCAGACGTTCACGTCTGAATCCTTGGTACCCATCCCCTCAGCGTACATTTCTCAGATTTCTCGCGGCCGCAACGACGGTGAGCGCCTGAATGCGACCACCATCAATGCCACCCCGCCGCCAAGCTCCGGCGAGGTCGTCGTGGGTGCCATGGAAGCCTCCGGGCTGCCCATCACGATTGATGACCAGATTGAGAACCATGGCCTTCGGATGTATATCCCGACGTGGCCATTCTACCCGCCGCCAAATTCAGGCGACGGCACCGCGCAAAGCCTCACGGTGTTTTACCGCACTGTTGCTGCGCAAGTCATGCAGTTCTACCAGAGCGCACACCTGTTTGACAGCGGTTCGCTGCAGCTACACTTCACCAACACGCTGAAGATAAAAGAAGACTACAAGCAGGAGCAGACTACGTTCACGCCAGCAGTACCTGGCGTAGAGCCCGGAAGGTGGTTCCGTACCAAGATTCTAGGTCAGTCGGGTAACGCGGCCAAGCAGGACGAGTACTACGGCTACATCACCGCAGTGAGCCACAATCTTAGGCGCGAAGCGGACGGCATGCTCTCTGCGGCAACGACGGTGCAGTTCGTACGCGGACACTTCTCAAGCATGTGGGACCTGCTGCACGGCGTCGTCGTACCGATTGGTGCTGAAGACTACCCACAGCAGCTTGCGCCGGCACAGCCGACAGGCACCGTTGCGTCAAATCCTGTCGTCGGTGGTGGGAATCCTAAGCCTCCGTCGTCTCCGCCGTACAGTGGTGGTAACCTTAGCTCGCCCGAGCCGCTTTACCCGAGCTCGGGCGCGCAGGATTCAAAGTGCTCTACGTACTCACTGTTGGCCTCGTCTTTGGATGCTTGTGCCGATGGCCGTGCCGCAGCCGCTTTCCCGTCTGCTGTCCCTGCTAACAAGCGTCCGACGTGGCTTCGATGCTGGGCGACTGAGCGGATATCCGCAAATCTCGGTACCGCCTCTGCTACGAATCTTCTGAACACACTGGATGGCAAGTCAGGTGACGCGGCGACACAGAATAATCTGTGGGCTAGCATCGCCTGTATGTATGTGCTTGAGCGTTACTGGCGCATCCGCTACCCGCGCGCTCGCATCATGTTCGCCAGTGTGTTGCGCAAAGACTCCAACCATAACAATGGGTCTGCGATTGACTTTTACCTCAAGCTCCCCTCTGCCTCGGGGCAGCCTCCAGGAGCACTGCAGATCTGGGCGTCACTCAAGCGACTGAGCGACGCCAAGCGCATCCCGGTCGGGGGACGCGGCCTTTATCTGAACGTCAACCCTGTGACGGGAATTCAAGGTACGACCCCTGAGCTGTCCGGTTCGCCTACAAGCGGCAAGCTGGGCTATCCGCTTGGGGCGTCGTCTTGGACGCACTACGACATCCGCGGATCATTTGATGTGGCACCGGGGCTTGGGTCGAAGTGGATCTCCACTGACTGGCTCGGCCGAGGCAGCGACCAGTTCACCGTTGGGCGCCCCTACGACCCAGCTGAGCGCACTGCGAAAGAAGCGGCTAACGAAACGGGGGCGATTCCAGATTCGCTCGACGTGGTGATGGCCAACCTCGCAGACCCCAACTACGAGAAGCTTAACAAATACGCTCGGATGACAGCGCCTCCGCCGCGCATCGGGGAGATGCTGCGGTTGCGTTTTGACACCGCAGCTATCCTAGACTCCCAAGGCAAGGGAGAGCAGGCCAGAGTTCCCATCCGTGACGCGGTGAAGGCATACTACAACAACGACGGAAAGAACGACCCGTTTCTGCACGCGGTTGATGCACGTGTACCCAACGTTCTTCAGGTGCTCGGCATTGAGGCTTCATGTCTGAATGGCTCAAGTGCCCCTGCACCTGCTCCTGTATCCCAATCGGTCTCCTCGGCGGCAGGGCCATACGGGCAGCTGGATGTCAACAGCAACCCGGCTGCGCCGCTGGTCGTCGTGTTCGGCGGTGTTCCAAATGCGGGGCGCCAGTCTGGTGACTACATGTACGATTACGTGCGCCCGCTTCTCAGTGAGAACAGCGTGTTCGTCGCCAAAAATACTCGGGTCAGTGGTGCGGAAGCCTATGCTTGGATCACCCAGCGGATTACAGGCTCGCCACGCAAGCGCATCCTATACATGTTCTCCGGTGGGCAGAAGCCTTCCCTAGAGCTGGTGCCCTTTGCACAGTTCGACAAAATCTACTTGGTTGATGCCTACCTAAAAAACAGCATCGACATCTACTTGCCCTTGATTCAAGCAAATCCCGGCAAGTTCGTGTACGTGTACACTAGAGATTTTGCTGAGAATGGCACCGAGCGCATGGAGCAGATTCTTGCTACAGGCGTGCGCGCGATAAAGTGCCCCGGTATCGGGCGTCCTGCGCACATGGCAACCAACGAGCGTGCCGTAGCGGACCTTATTGCTAGTGGCTTGGTAGACTAAGGGGACAGCATGAGAAACGGCGTCGCAATGATGTACGCGTTCAATCAGCATGTCACCGCTGATGGACGCAAGCGCGTTGACTTGGTTGACCGCTACGGCACCATCTTTCGTAGTGCGTATGTCATGAGCGGCGCCGGCATGCCGCTCAATGTACCGCTTGAAAAGGAAGTTCCGTTCACTAGGTACAAAGAATACCCACTCGTCGTGGCCGGATTCATGCAGGGCGAGCCTAAACCTGTCGTACTAGGCGCCCTAGACAACGCGGGTGTGGCCTACAGCACCGCAACGGACACGACCACCAACTACGACGACACGGCTGCGGAGCCACGCCTTACCGATGATGCCGATGCAGACTTGCCCACCGATGTAGCATTGATGGAGGAGGTCGCGCTCGCGTCACCTCGAGGTGGGCGCCTGCTGCTCAAGCACAATGGCCGGGTTGTACTCGCTGGCCTCGGCATCAGCCTACAAATTCCACAGGGGTCCTACGTCCGCATATCCTCTGGTGGGGACACCGGCGGGCGCATCCCCCTTGTGGACCCATTGGTCGAAATCCTTGAGGAGATGGCGGACAAGATCAATGACTTGCAGGACGAGGTCAGGTCGCTTCGCCTGCAGTTGACTACGGGCACGCTTACGCTCTTACAGAATCTTGCGCCTATACCTGTAACACCGGCCGTTCCAGCCCCACCCGGGGCCCTTCCTACTGTTGCGCTGTGTGTTGTTCCAGGAGGAGTCTATCCCCAGCAGACATCGTTTCCTCTGGTAGAGGCATCAACCAGTATCCCACTTCAGCCGATTGACCCGCAGACTGTGGCCTCGGCCACACTGCGCGTCAGCTCAGCCACTGAGGTGTGACCATGGACCAATCACTTCCGCTTCGCGAGACTCCGATAGCTCAGGCCGGCGAAGTCAAGGCCTACGCGGTTGGGCGTGACCTTGATGCAAAGACGGAAGTCGTTCAGCTGGCACCGGTTGATACCTCTGGGTCGCCCGGAGGCCGTGGTACTGCCAGCGAAGGCTTGGCTCACTTCTCTTTGAACCAGCAGGCGGACCGCAGCAAGGAGCAGGCTTACAGCACGTTGGAGTTCAGCTCCTACGATGACCCCGTTGCTGAATCTCCCGGTGGTGCCGTCAACAACACCTACACGCTGCTGTTCTTCGAGGACTGGGACGTATCCCAGACAAACTTCGTGGCGTCTGTGGATTTGCCCTACGTCAACCGCATCGCCATGACTGCGCCGAACGCCATGAAGCGGACGCGTGGCATGGACAACTCGGTGTACGTGGAGCACGCAGGCTTCGCCCAGCGCACGTTCACTATTGAGGGCCGCTCGGGAGCTGTGTGGAACCCACCCGAAGACCTCAACGTGTTGAACATCTCGCGGTTCACCAAGCTGCGCAACTTCATGGAGCTCTACGGCAAGACTAGCGCGGTCAACAAGAACGCCCTTGTGCGCGGCAAGAACACCCAACTCGTCTTGCGCTTCTCATTTGAGGACGAGCAGTTCCTGTGCGACGTCGTTGACTTCAGCTACCGACGTAGCACTGACACCAGTACGTACAGCTTTGAGTACACGCTGACCCTCATCACCAATGACCACATTGGTAAGAAGCGTCGAAGCTCTTCGCTGCTTGATGGTGTCTCAGAGCCTTCCACAGAGATTTCGGATCTGCCTGAGTTCGGGCGCAGTAGCCCTGAAGAGGTGATGCCTAAGCTATCTAACTTCTTCAAGGGGCTAACAAACCTGTCCAGAGCTCAGGGTACCCCTATAAAGTACCCGAACCTGTTCACGCAGCTGACCTGCGATGGCATCGTCCAAGCACGTTTGTTCATAGCTCAGCTGTGCCTTTGGCTTGAGCAGCTTGAGCGAAACGCGCCGCAAAACCAGACCGAGATCGCACGCATTCGCTATGAGCTCGGGGTCATGGGTTTGCTGCTTGATGCCTCTGTGCTTGCCAAGGGTAGGTCAGGAAGTCCCTGTCCTGCACCGCCATGGTCCGACCTGTACTACAGGCTGGCCGGCGGGTACGCCGACGCAACGGCCCTGCGCGACGCATTGGCTGCACTGTTTGGCGGCTACGTGCCTCCGAGCTCGCTCATCTTCTACGAGCAGGATAACAAGTTACCGGCGCGCCAAGCGTTCTACCAGCCGCGCCCGGTGTTCCCCGTAGGCTACTTCGACACGTGGACCGTACCCGCTCAAGGGGCCGATGCATTCAGCATTGCCCATTACGTATTCGGTGACCGCAACCTGTACTGGCGCATCATCGCCATCAACGACATGCAGGATGCATACACTCGCGGCGACGGCACACCGCTTGCGCCGGGGTCCACGGTGCTCATCCCGTCAGAGGGCAAGACCTCTACCAAGAGTCAGGACATCTTGGGCACGGACTTGCTCATCGTGAACGGCGATCTGCAGCTCGTCGGCAACAACGACGTGCAGCGTGTCAGCGGCTATGCCTGCTACAGCCAGAATCTCACGCACCGTATGCAGACCCCGCAGGGCAGCAACAAGGTGTGTCCAGAATATGGGCTCCTGCCCAACATTCATGGCAGTGCTAGCTCGTCTATCGTGAGCGAGATTCGGTCGAACATACGTGACCAGCTGCACCAAGACCACCGCACGGACAAGGTTACGCGCTTGACGCTACAAGAGCAAGGCGACAAGGTGCGGGTCTCGGCTGTCGTCACCCCCATCAGTGGCCAAGCCAAAAGCGTTGCTTTCACCTACACCTTCCCCGATGGGAGGCCGCAATGACCTTCACGCCCCGCATTCCTCCTGAGATTCTCTCTCAGCTTCTTGCTCGAGTCATTGCCAGCAACGAGGCGGGGCTGACCGACGTCAGCGAAGGTGGCGTCCTCACCACCATCTTGGGCTCGGTGGCTCAAGAGCTCAGCAACCTTGACCTGCGCATTTATGCGCTGTCCCAGAGCTTCTTCATGGAGCTCGAAGGTGCTGACCTCGACCGCAGGATCGCAGAGTTCCCCTCGTCTTTTGCGCGGCGCATGGGGGCCACGTCTGCGTACGGTGGCGCCTTCTACATGTACCGTGAAACGACGACGGACGCACTCGCTATTCCTGCGCGTACGATGGTCGTGTCCTCCTCGGCTAACCCGAAGGTCACGTACACCAACGTGAGTCAGATCATCTTCGAGGCCGGGAGCAACATCCCGTCGACTCCGCTCAACCCAAGCTTCATCGCGCTGACCCCTGGAACTCAGGGCAACTTGGCCTCTGTCAGCGCCATTGACACCATCGTGTCGGGCGTGGCGGACATCGTAGAGTGCAGCAATACCCAGCCCATCACGGGGGCCCAAGACCGCGAGGCGGATGACGTGCTGCGCCGCCGTGCTCAGCGGTGGCTGGCATCCTTGGCCCTGTGCCAGAACAACGCTATTGAGACGCTGGCCCTCAGCTTCACAAGCTCTACCGGTGCCAGCCTGACGCATGCGCGAATCTGGAATGACCCGGACATGCGCGGTTACTCCGAGCTCGTTGTGGACAACGGCGGTGGCATGGATGGGCTGCAGGAGACGGTAGCCGCCAAGTCGTACCTGCTGCCCAACCTGCAGGGAGATGGCAACCGCTTCACGGCATACTTCCAAGCTCCCGCCGTCACAAGCCCTGTGCTCTACGTCAGCGGAATTGAGCTCCCTGCTTCTGATGTGCACGTCCTGCACGAGAAGGGTGTCGCGTACATTCGCGAGGACCCTAGCGTCGCGGTTGAGCCCGGTGAATCCATTACGGTGTCAGA